ATGCCTTGGTTCATGATTGCTGGTCAGGTGTCACGTGGTGTTTATAACGTGAAGGTGCCTTCAGTAATTCCAAAGCCAGTGCTTTCAGTGGTTCAAACCCCAGTAAAAATTGAAAGCCAAGCCATCGTAAACTTCGATAGACCTGAGACATTAATCCCAGCCAAGGACCCAAACTATGTACCATTTGGCAACTATTCAGATCTCGAGATGATCATCAAAGCTGGACTTTTCTATCCATCTTATATTTCCGGCCCTACGGGTAACGGTAAGTCAACCATGATCGAGCAGATCTGCGCTAAATTTGGTAAGCCACTTATTCGTGTTAACCTTAACATGATGTCTGACGAAGAGCAACTTATTGGTGCTAAGACACTTATTAATGGTAACGTGGAGATCGTGGAAGGCCCAGTATTGATTGCTCTACGTAACGGTTATACATTATTGCTTGACGAAGTGGATGCTGGTTCAGCTAACACACTATTGTGTTTACAGCCTATCCTCGAAGGCAAGCCTTACTACTTCAAGCTTAAGAACGAGGTTATAGTTCCAGCTGCTGGCTTTAACATCATTGCTACAGCTAACACAAAGGGTAAAGGTTCAGACGATGGCCGATACATCGGCACAAACGTACTTAACGAAGCATTCCTCGAGCGTTTCGCAGTGACATTCGAACAAGAGTATCCTAATGCATCAGTCGAGATGAAGATCGTTAAGAACCTTATGAAGCATTATAACTGTGAGGACCAAGACTTTGCAGACACATTGATTAAATGGGCTGATGCTATCCGTCGCACATTCGAAGACGGTGGTGTAGACGAGACCATCACAACCCGTCGTATGACTCATATCGTACGAGCATTCTCAATCTTCAAAAAGAAAGAGAAAGCGATCGAGTTATGTTGTAACCGTTTCGATCCACAAACTAAAGCTGCATTCATGGATGTATTTGATAAGATATCAAACCCAGCACCAGAAGTGTTACATGATCCAGTGAATAGTAGTGATGCTGCAGCTTATGCAACTATATCAGATGCTTATAATGCAGCTACAGCTAGCCAAACAGTAACAACTACGGTTACAAACGATGCAATTTAAAGAACTAAAGCCAACACAAAAGATGTACGTGATTGAGGTGATGAATCGCTTCAATCACTCTGATGAGACTATAGATCTTACTCAGATAAAAGACTATCATAAGATTATGGTCGATGCCAGAGAAGATGGATGTCCCAAGTTAGGCTATCCTAATTGGCTTATAGTAGCAGAGAATAAGAAGTTGAAAAGTGTTTATGGATTTCCGGTCCCCACTGAATCGGAGATGGAGGATTACCTCAGTGGAAATGTAGAAGCGGTGATTGACTTATCTAAGTTCTCACCATTATTAAATAACGTGATCAAGGAGTATGGCCTAAAGCCATAATATATTATGAACTTAAAAAAATTATTTAACTTTAATTCAAAACCAGTGTATAATGGTACAGTATTCGGTAAGACAAGCGACAATCTTATCAGCATTTCCCGTAACGTCGCAATTTCAAGGAGTAATAGTATGTCAGCAACAACATCATTAATCAATTACCTTAAATCAGGTAAAACAGTAACTGCTAAACAAATCACTGCACGATTTGGTCTTGCTAACCCGCATGAAGCAGTTCGTCAATTACGTATGAAGGGTTATGCAGTTTATGCAAACAATTCTACACTTTGGAATGGTGAATCAACTACTCGTTACAGATTAGGTACACCAAGCCGTAAAATGATTGCTGCAGCTTATGCTGTATTAGGTGGTTCAGCATTCTAAGAGTCAATTCTCTAGTAAGTCAGTTCGAGGAGGCGCAATGCCTCCTCTCTTTAGAGTTCTTAACTGAGAGTTCTAAACAGAGGAGACACGATGACTAAAGACGAATTAAAGATTTCGCAGAGTAAAGACCACAAAGGTGGACGCAAATTCGATGGTGGTAAGTTGCAATATGGACTTATTCCACCTCTCGCTTTACGCGAGACTGTTAAAGTATTGACATTTGGCGCAGAGAAGTATGAGCCTGATAATTGGCGTAGAGTACCAGATGGCAATCGTAGGTATTTTGATGCAGCACAGAGACACCTGTGGGCATATAAAGAAGGTGAGATGTATGATCCTGAAACAGGAGTCAATCATATAGCTCATGCGATTTGTTGTTTAATGTTTATGTTAGATCTTGATGAAGGAAAATATAATGAAACTAAGTAAAGAAACATTGGCACTGATTAAAAACTATGCCTCAATCAATAACAACTTGTTATTTAAACCAGGCAATGTACTATCTACAATTGCAGTAAGTAACACCATCATGTCATCATGTACAGTTACTGAAACATTCCCTAATGAGTTCGGTATCTATGATGTGAACGAGTTCCTTGCTGTGCTATCATTATTTGAGGATCCAGATCTTGAGTTCTCTGAAAAGACAGTGACAGTGAAACAAGGTAACAGCAGTATCAAGTACTTTGCTGCAGCACCTAACTCTATCGTTGTACCTAAGAAAGAGATCGTATTCCCCGATGCAGAGATCAACTTCAAGCTTGAAGCAAACGTATTAGCTATGATCCTCAAGACCGCACCAATCCTCAAGTCTACAGATGTTGCACTGTTGGGTGATGGATCAACCATCCAAGTGGTCGTGGGTGATAAGAAGAATGCAACATCAAATGCATATACATATACCTTAGGTACGACAACATCGGTGTTTAAGGTGAACCTCAAGATCGAGAACCTTAAGATGGTACCAGGTGACTATGATGTTTCTATCTCATCTAAAAAGATCTCACGCTTTAAAGGCGCAGGTGATCTAGTGTATTATGTAGCAGTTGAAGCTGATTCAACATTTGAAGCGTAAGCTAATTTATATTATGGAGATATTATGGAATATTTATGGGTTGAACGCTACAGACCTCAGACGATCGAAGATTGTATTTTACCAAAGAACTTAAAAGAAACATTCAAGCAGTTCGTCCAAACCGGTGAACTGCCTAACTTCTTATTTTGTGGTACGGCAGGTGTGGGTAAGACCACCGTTGCCAAAGCATTATGTAACGAGATCGGAGCCGAGTATCTTCTCATAAACGGATCCGAAGAATCTGGTATCGATGTCCTTCGAACCAAGATCAAATCCTTTGCCTCAACAGTATCGTTGACTGACGCTAAGAAGGTCATCATACTAGACGAAGCAGACTATCTAAACCCAAATTCTACACAACCAGCGCTTAGAGCATTCATCGAAGAGTTCTCTAACAACTGTCGTTTCATCTTTACATGTAACTATAAGAACCGTATCATCGAGCCGTTACATAGTAGATGTTCAGTCATTGACTTTAAGATCGAGAATACAGAGAAGCAAGAGATCGCAGCGTCCTTCTTCAAACGTACCATGAACATCTTAAAGCAAGAGAACGTTGAAGCAGACCAGAAGGTGGTAGCAGAGTTGGTCACTAAACACTTTCCTGATTGGAGACGTGTACTAAACGAATTACAGAGATATTCAGTGTCAGGTAAGATCGATGCTGGCATCCTTGTAAACATGACTGAAGACTCATTCAAGCAACTCATCAACAACATGAAGGAAAAGAACTTCACAGAAGTTAGGAAGTGGGTAGCTAAGAACGGAGACTCAGAGACTATAAATATCTTTAGACAACTATACGACACAGCTTCAGTAAACATGGAGCCAGCTAGTATCCCACAATTAGTATTGATACTTGCTGACTATCAGTATAAGGCTGCGTTCGTTGCAGATCATGAACTAAACCTCATGGCTGCACTTACGGAGGTTATGTCATCATGCAAGATGAAGTAAAAAGAGAATACGACTCAGACGATTGGGACAAAGCATCATACCTAATCGAACGAGGTTTTGTACAGTCAAACCCAGCTGGAGACAAGATGGAGAATATCCGTGAAACAGCGATAGCTATCCATAATGTTAAGATGCGTAGCTATGACGAGTATATTAAAAACGGTGGGACTCCACCATTCGAAGGGAAGGCATGAACTATTTTCTTACGTTTGTCTCAGGATTCTTTTTAGGTTGGATAGCACTTAAGATCCTTATATATTATAAAGTGCAAAAGATCTTAGGTAATATTGCTGATGCTCCATTACCTCAAAAAAAGATAGTTAATATAAACTTTGTTAAGATGGAACATGCCATACTAGCATATAATAGAGACACCCAACAGTTCTTAGCACAAGGTAATACAAGAGGCGAGATAACCGCATTACTACAAAAACGGTTTCCCGATACAAATTTCATGGCAAACAAACAAAATCTTGAAGAGGTAGGTTTAAAATGAGTAATATTGAGACAGTATTTTTAAGTGAATACTTTGGCCAAGATAATGGCAAGACAGCAAAGGTTAATAAGTGGGGTAGATGGTTTATAGCAGAACTATACCAAGACGGTAAGTTAATCAGTAGAGATTCTCAGTTAGATGAAGATATCGCAGAAGCTGCAGCAGAGGAATGGGTAAATGACACCATTTGATTTCCTTAATGCCATAAACGAGAACAAGAAGGACTTATTCCAGGATCCACAGGCATCCAAGGACTATGCTCCCTTCATGATCAACCGTGGGTTATCGTTCTTCCCGGATACAGTGATGTATGCCAACGAGATGAACATGCACGCCCAGATCCCTACACAGTGGCAGTTTGAATTCCTCAAGAACTCTATCCCTAAAAAGAAGAGGTTCTCCAAGTGGCATAAGAGGGATGCAACCACAGATCAGGTCAAGCTTATCATGAAGCACTATAACTACTCTGAGAAGAGAGCACATGAAGTCCTCAGTATCCTATCCACAATGCAGATGGAGGAGATCAGGCAAGCCTATGATAAGGGTGGTAGAAACTAATAGTCTTATAAATATATAATGTAATCAATAAAGAAAGATTTATAATGACAAGTATCATGATATATTATGATTGGACACCAGATGCAATGTTAGAAGTTGACTTGATCGAACCGGATAACTTCCTCAAAGTCAGAGAGACTCTAACTCGCATAGGTATAGCAAGTCGAAAAGACAAAAAGCTATTCCAATCATGCCACATACTACATAAACAAGGAAAGTACTTCATTGTACATTTCAAAGAATTATTTGCCCTAGATGGCAAGGAATCGGATATCTCCATGTCTGACATTGAGAGACGCAATATCATTGCTGAACTCCTTCAAGACTGGGGTCTGCTGAAGATCCTTGATAAGTCTAAGGCAGAACCAAAAGCTAGCTTATCTCAGATAAAGGTAGTGTCCTTTAAAGAGAAGGGTGAGTGGGAACTCGTACCAAAATATAACATTGGTGGCATCAAAAGGATGCCTAAATCTGATACAGAATATTAAGCACAGGATTACTAAGTATTAATACTTTTAACTAGTCTCTTTTTAAGAGTATTGTATAGATAGTAATGTAGGGGAAACTCTACAGGAATATGAGCCTCAAGTTAGACCTTGAATGTCTGAGTTAAAAGCCGTTCTCTCTAACGATCTGAGTTTATAAATTTTTATAAACAAAGGAGAAATACTATGTGGACGAAACCTCAAGCAACTGAAATGCGCTTTGGCTTTGAAGTTACCCTTTATGTAATGAATCGTTAATTCGATCATTCTTAAAGAATAAAAGGGATCCTAGAGGTCCCTTTTTTATAAATATAATATGAAAAATGTCCTTCGCGAGACGGCAATCTCCAAGGACTCTAACACTAAAAGGAGTGCCAGCATGTCATATTTATCCCCGGTTCCAGAAGAGTTTAATTCCCTTAAAACTATGATTATAACTAAAGAAGAACTAGAAGCTAACTCTGAAATTATAATAGAAGATTCATGGAATAAAGGTCTTCCAAAAGAAGAAAGCCACTGGTATGGTAAAAAACATACTGAAGAATCTAAGAAAAAGATAAGTAGAAGCAAAAAAGGAACTAAAGGCGGTTTAGCAGGAGTTCCTAGATCTGAAGAAACTAAGCGCAAAATGAGTTTAGCAACTAAAGGTAAAAAGTCATTTGTAATGTCAGATGAACAAAAAAGAAAAATGTCTGAATCTATTAAGGCATGGCATAAGAATAGATCTAAAAAGTGGTTACAAATTGTTACAATTGGGCCTATGTACAATAATTAATAAATATGGTACAATGGTCTCAGAATAGGAGAAGTACAATGAAAAAACTTATAGCAGTATTAGCATTAGCGACAGCATCAACCTCAGCATTCGCAGGTTATCATGGCGGATATGGCGGCTATTATGGTGGTTACCATGGTGGGTATTATCATGGAGGTGGTGTAAATTGGGTTGCTCCAGCTTTAATTGGTGGAGTTATCGGTTACGAACTAGCGCAACCACGTTATGTACAACCAGCACCTACAGTGATCTATCAACAAGCTCCAACTGTATATCAAAACTGTACAGCATGGGTTGAGTCAGTAGATCAATATGGTAACGTGACTAGAACGAGAACTTGTTACTAATGGCTGAATTTAATCGTAAACCTAGGCCAAAACAAAGTGACTCTAAACAAGGGTTATTTGTAGACGTACAAGAAGGCCAATTTGAAAAAGCTTTTCGTAAGTTTAGAAACAAAGTAGAAGACTCAGGGCTTCTGATTGAAATAAGAGAACGTATGGAGTATGAAAAGCCATGTGTAGCTCGTAAGAAAGCAAAGAGTCAGGCGAAGAAACGTTGGTTGAAAAAAGTAGCATCAAGTCAACCACCTAAAAAATTATATTAAGGAGAAAATTATGGGAAACCGTGATAAGAAAAAAGAAAGCAAAGGTCGTCCAAAAAAAGATAAGTTGCCAAAATAATGGCAGCAAAGAATGATATCACCGGTGACAGCATCTTATCTAAGACTGCCACCAAAGAATTTGATAAGAACTTTGATGCGATTGACTGGTCAGTTAAGCTTGACACACCACAAGACGGTGATCAAAGATTAAATAATGTAGGTCAACTTGAACGTTATTATGGAGGACAGTGGAATGCAACAAGTCAAAAAGAAGGCTGATTTACCAAGAGTAGACGTAGCAGCAGTACTTGCAGCACATGAAAAGACTCGTGAAGGTAACCGTTATACGATGATCCTTGAAGCTGCCTATAGAGCAAGAGATATTGAAAAACGTCGAGACTTTCTAGACCGCAAGTCAGAGAAGCTCCACTACTATGGCTATAAGCCAATCAACCAAGCACTACAAGACATCATAGATGATGCAGCCTAATTATACTCAACGAGAATGGGACAGAGTATGCTGTATCGGTAGTCCTCCTGCACCATTAACTCGTAAACAAAAACTTAAAAAAGTATTCCTTCGTATTATAAATAAATTTAGGTAGGAAACTGCCTAAACCTGCAGCCTTCGGGGGCAGGATTTTGTTAAACTCGCTTAACTAAGGAGAAAAATATGCGAACTACAAATGTATCATTCGGCCCTATCTGGCCACAAACTATTGGTTTTGAAAGTATGCTAAGAGAGATTGATGAGATGCTCGCAGCACCACTAAACAACAACCAAGCATTCCCACCTCACAACATTATTAAGCTAGACGATTACGAATATATCGTTGAATTGGCTATCGCTGGTTTCAATAAGCAAGAGGTAACTATCACTTTAGAAGAAGGCTTATTGATCATCAAAGGACAAAAGAATCCTGATGATGGCAATGTACAATACCTCCACAAAGGTATCGGAACGCGTTCGTTCACTAAGTCAATCAAGTTGGCTGATACGGTCGAAGTGCGTGGTGCTGAATTTAAAGATGGCATCTTACGTATCGCTCTTGAGAATGTTATCCCTGAATCTAAGAAACCTCGTCAAATCGAGATCACGGACAACTTAACGCCGTCTACTGGTATCGACCGTGTTAGAGAACTCTTAAATGAAAGAGATAACCCAACTGACTACGCTAAAGATGCTAATTACGCCTCTGGTCAACAGTACGATATGGATAGTTAAAGGGATGGGGAGAGCAATCTCCCCTCTCATAAATATATGATGAAGAGTGAATTGACAAAAGATTTAGTTTCTTATCCGTTCTTGCGGAGAGGCAACTATCAACTAAAGGTTTCCGTTCTTAAGCATATGTCTGTCATGGTTGTAGGTAATCACATGATGGATGTGGATAAGTTCTTTGTAAAACACTTTAGCAATTTAGAAGAAGCAGCAAATTTTATTGAATTTATAATTTTAAAGGATGAGCAAGATGGCAGATATTAAACTAATTAAATTTACTAGTGGTGAAGAGATCATTTGTGGCCTTATATCTTCAGGAGAAGGTGCAATGGTCATTGAAAATGGTGTCACATTAGTATATCACCAAACAAAAGAAGGTACAGTATCCGTCGGATTCTCTCCTTTTATGCCTTACCATGATGGCACTATTGCAGTGTATCATACATCTATCGCAGCAATTACTGACGTTAAGAAAGAACTACTAAACGAATATAACAGGATCTACGGTTCTGGTATCGTATTAGCTGGTGCAAACGACGCCCAATTTAAAGCTTAATTGTACTTTTAATACCCTTTGGGGTATAATTATATTATGAAATCAGTGACGGATTTTCTTCCATATCATAGGCCTTCTGACGAAGTTATAGTCTTAGGCCAATGTCCCTCATCTAAAACTACACCGTTTAAGAATGGGACATTTGCACGTCTGAAGGATTGGATGGACACAGTAGGTCTATATGAATGGTCGTTTCATAATGTGATACCTAATAAGATAAACTCTTATAAGATGTCTGATGTAGACGTGGATGCATTACTAACAGAGACACAAGGTAAAGTAGTGATTGCACTTGGTGGATTTGTATCAAAAGTATGTGATAAGTATGACATACCACATTATAAGATTGATCATCCGTCTCCACGAAATAGGAACCTAAATAGTAAAGCCTATGAAGTTGGTATGCTGCTTAGACTACAAACATTTTTAACTGAGGTTGGTTTATATTGATTGAAACAACACAATACTATGATGAGTACATAAGATACTTTAACCTTGCAAAGGATCAGCAAGAGAAGTGTAATGTATCTCTTACACCACCTTATGGCATGATATCACATGTAGAGTCAAACATGAATGATGATCTACTGCATCATGTAGAATTGTATGATGTGGTCGAACGTAAGTATGCAGGTTTCTCTCAGATCGTTAATGATTGCTTTTATGGTTGGACGGATCAGCATCCATATTGGAAAAAGATGGAAGCAGGTAAGATCACACATCAACGAGATACTGTAGCACATAACTGGACAGGAAAACATTCCGACTTTAAACTGCCCGAATGGCTGTACATATTCATCCTCCATCGTGTATGTGGTTCTGCAATTAATTACAGTACGAAACCTAGTGGATACCACAATACCTTATTGTTCTCGCTACATAACTGTAAGACTATTGAGGACATGGTCGAGATGGTGAACAACTATCCATACTCCTTCTACACTTCTGTTGGATACCAATTCCCAGCATTTCCTAAACCACCTGCAGGATCAAGATATAAACGTGGTGGAGATTATTACCTATCAGAGTATGCACCACGATTAGCAAGAGAACTAGCAGAGTTTTTAGAATCTGGTGGACAGAGATCACTAAGAGAGATCGGTTCGTTCATGTTAGATTGGAACGTTAAGAATAACTTAAGACAGTACCACTTCCAGTATGCTGCAGTAGTTGCAGACGTGGCTGATTGGTACCCACAGTACGTTGATAAGACATCACCGTTCTACTACGGTACAAATGCAGTAGAGTGTATCTCATATCTTGCAAAACCATTAACTAAGATGAAGCAAGAAGAGTTCCTCGATCAAGTTATGGAACGGATCTATGTAGAGACTGGTGCATACCCATATAATGCAGAAGACGTGTGCTGTGACTTCATCCGTTGGGTAGAAAACTATGTACGACCTGGATCAGACTATAACCATATAGATCGTGATGTTATATTCTCATCATGTAAGATCTTAGATCATCCATTCGGTAGACAGAAAGCAATGCTTGATCTTAAACTAATAGATTCATTCAATAGATTAACATCTCATCCTTCAGACGATTATGTCTTGAAGATACATAATATGACAGTGGATCAATATAAGGAACTATGCAAAACACTCTAGCTCAATTCATATCTGGTATCGAGTATAAGAATATTACCTATAAGGGTACAAGTCCTGTAGTATTAAAAGATGGCAAACCTACTGAATCATGGATGAAAGATTGGCCACTTGAAAAACGTCTTGATAAGTTTTTTGAGTTTTGCCAAGAGTTTGATCTACGTCGAGATCAGTTGTTAGCAGAAGATTACCAGATCTTTTCGCATAGACTCCATTGGCATGAACATCCGTTCTGTGATATCATGAAGAAGGTCACAGATCCTAAGTTAAGATTGTGGTATACACTAACGTTCTCATTTAGTAACGAACATTGGGGTACACTAACACGGTTGATGTATCAAGGTCCAGAGAATCTAAGAGAACACTTTAAAGAACACCGACATGCACGTAATGATCTATTCCAAATCTACTATCCTAAGAACACGTTAGTTAAAGATTGGCTGATCGATGGTCCTAAGAAGGCAGCTGAGGAGATGTGGGAGTTTTTAGATAAACATCGTAATAGGTTAGGACGACCATTCACCATGATGGAGTATGCTAAACTACTTGAGAAGTATTTCAAAGAGAAACAAAACTTTAGAAGTCCACTGTATCCATGCAAGAACACTGCACGATACATGGCTATGGCATATCCTGATATCGTAGATCCTGAGTCAGTATTGTTTGGTGGTACAGGACACTTTGATGGCATGCATCAGATCTTTGGTGTAAACCTCAATGGTAAGGTACAATATGAGATAGATCCAGATGGTCAGTTCGTACCTAAGAACAAGCATGCACACATGTGGCTTGAGCAAATGAATATATTAGTAAATGATCCTCGCAATCCTATGAGAGAGCAAAAATGGTTGAACATAGAAGACAAGTCATGTCTATTTTGGAAACACATTGCTATCAATCATGGAGTAAAATCTCCTACCAAGCGTATACCATATAATTGGATATTTCCTAATAGTTTTGATTTGGCCAAACGACCAGACGGAAAAAAAGTCTTCCCAGCATGAATGGATGCCTACAGGAGCTCAACAAACCATAGTATGCCCCCATTGTGGTTTAAATGGTAGTTTACCTGCTATGAAAAGATGGCATTTTGATAATTGTAAATTGAGGAAAGTATGAGAACGTTCGTTGAGGGTATAAACAAAGAAGTAGGTATGATGACATGGCCACAAGCCAAAGAGTATTACCTATCTCTATGTGAAGGATGGACACCGTACAATCCGGATCCTGTTACAGTGATGCATGAAGGTGTACGAGTTGTTCGAGATGATCTCATCGTTGGTACAAAGACAAGAGCTGGTGATCTGCTTGCAGCCAAGATCCCAAACGATACATTAGTTTATGTACAGCCAAGAGTCGGGCTTGCTGGTGTGTCTCTATGTGATGTAGCAAAGATACATGGTAAAAAGATTGTACTATTCATGCCATCATCCAAGCAGATATCACATCATCAGGCATGTTGTATTGAACGTGGAGCAGAGGTACACTTTGAACGGATAGCAGCGATGCCTAACCTAAACCTCGCTGCTAAAAAATACGCGGAAGAAAACGGTTATGCATTCATCCCACTTGGTTTGAAGCATGAACTAGCAACAGCAGGTATCGTATACGCTGCAAGTAAGATCAAAGAACCTGAAGAAGTTTATGTAGCTATAAGTACTGGTGTACTATCACGAGCATTACAGATAGCATGGCCAAATGCCAAGTTCCATTCAGTTGCAGTAGCCCGTAACTTACAAGAAGGTGAGTTAGGTCGCGCAGAGTTTATATCAGAACCTGCAGAGTTTGCAACACCAGAAAAATACGAGAACTTACCACCATTCCCAACAGTACGTACATACGATGCAAAGGTTTGGAAGTACATACCTAAAAATACGGGTAGAGATATATTGATGTGGAACGTTGGCACAGACCCAATATTAAAAGATCATAGTATTATTGACACAACAAATTCATATAGAAAATGGAAAAAAGATGAAGTTACTACTAACACAGCCACTCTCGCCGGTTTCTAACAAGATCCATTCACACAAAGCTGCGCAAGGTATCATCTATGCAGATCAACTAATGACTGCAGGTATGGATGTAACTGTACACATGACAGGTAACCAGATACATGATTACAATGCATATGATACGGTTGCTCTCTATCATGGTAACGACTGGGGTGGATCACTCAACTTATTCGGTGGGTTGGAGAACTATTCGAACATCGAGTACATCATCGCGCTATCAAACTTTAGAGGTGCAGTATGGTCATTAGTGATCGATATGCCTGATTACTATGGTATGTTGTATCCGCGTGTAGAGAAAGCAATCAAAGATGGTAAGAAGATAAATCGTTTATGGCATGATGTAAATTGGGGCAACCTCAAAGATCTACAAGATCGTGCTATCACTTATGATCCTAACCTTGCTAAGAGATATCCAAAGATTGCTATTGGGGATTCTCATGCTATTTGTATGTATCGACCAGAATGGATGAACGTGTCTACACCATTTAAGACACTACATGGTGCAATCAAGCAAGGCTTTGACACATTCATACCAGAAGGAAAATATAACGAAATAGAAGTTTACTTTGGTAACATCGATATCCGCCACCATCTCATGAGGTTTCCGGATCCGGTTCAGTCAACTAAAGAACTCGCAGCAAAGTATATCCAAGAGTGTCAACGTATCTCAGATATGTATGATGCGGAGGTGACTATGTGGGAACTATTACCTATTGAGAACGAGTCACGAGTATTACCAAAGACTGGTTACTATAAAGGTGTACCATTTACCGGAACACAGAAGGAACGTGACAACCTTCGTCAGATATTCAAAGAAGAGATCATGTCTCAAGACAAGTTCCCGGTATACTTATGGGTAGACAACATGATTAACTCTAAGGGTGAGCTTGACTTCGAATACATGGAGAAGCCAAAGTCAGTCCATCTATCACGGGCATCATACCCATATTGGACTGGTTCGTATTGGAACACACCCAAGTCCGCCCCCGGAGGCCTAGAATCATTCTTTTCATAAGTTATTGATTTATATACATATTTAATTATGTACATTAATTAGCTAATTTGGTATAATAGTTATATAAATTGATAACGAAGAGATTAATTATGTATAACTTATTAAATAAATTTGATCAAGACTTTGAGATAATGCTCAATGGATCAGACTATACTAAAGTAGAACCCGAAGCTTTTGGTATGGACCGTAGATCTTTTGGCTACGCTTACACTGATGGCTTTGATTATATCATCATCAACAAAGTTGACGATCGTAGTGTTAAGTATTATGGTGGATTCGAGTATGTCAACGACTTTTCTCGTCAAGAGTATGGTAACTGGGTTATCTATTCAAGCGAGTCAACTCGTGTTTATGATCTTCTCGAGTATTACCGTGAAAAACAAAACGAATTGGAATCTGCTTAATGATTATTCATACACACATACCTAAACGTAAACCTCGTAAGCCAAACGCCAAGCAACGTGCACAAAGGGCTTCATGGCAAAAACTATTGGAGAAGTACGATGTTAAACCTACTAAAAAAGTGGTACAAAAACCATCCCGTATTATTAGCTTGGATCATCCTCGTGTTATCGTGGATCCTAGTCGTAGCACTAGCCATATCCCTAGTCTGGACACTGGAGCAGGTGGGACTGGTAAAAAAGCCGTGATGCAGTATACTGGTGATGCTATGTTAGGTATCGGTCAGTTGCACAAATCAAACGCAGTGCCAATTTTTAAAGCAGAAGACGCAGTCGATATTTCAAAGATGAGGAGAGGGTAATGCCTGAAAAAGATAGACGCACAGATAATTGGGGTGGGTACTGGGATTACAACCGTGATCCAAGACAGTATCATTTCCCGCACAGCACTAAGGAAATCGGATGGGGTGAATATCAATCTCAGTTCAAAGGTATCAAAAGTCCAAGCGAAAAGATTAATTGGTGGATTATAGGTTTCTTTGTGCTACTATTCTTACTACTACATAACATTGGAATTTTATAATAGGTAAAAAGAGCAAAGAATGAAACTAGCAATCGCATCAGATCTACACTTGGAGTTTGAAGCTATTACATTAAATAATACTGAGAACGCTGATGTGCTTATCCTTGCAGGTGATATATGCGTAGTTAAGCATCTTCAAAAATATCAATACTTAGATTTTTTTAAGAATTGCTCTGAGCAGTTTAAACATGTGCTGTATGTGGTGGGTAACCATGAGCATTATAACTATATGTTTAATGATACAGTAAACGATCTAAAGGAAACATTATCAACATGGGAGAACATCCATGTATTAGATAATGAAACGTTTGAGTTAGAAGACAAGACATTTATTGGCTCTACTCTATGGACAGACATGAATAATGAAGATCCTATGACGATGAACGCTGCTTTATTTTCAATGCCTGATTTTAGGATTGTCAAGTACTTTGATGGTGTAAACTATTATAAGTATACACCTGAGCAATCCACAAAAGAAAACAAAAAGAGTCTCGAGTATATTAAACACGCATTGAGCAACTCTAAAGATTGTGTAGTGATAACGCATCATAGTCCATCTGAAAATAGTTGTCATCCTAAGTATAAGCATGAAACTCTTATGAATGGCGCATTTCATAATAAGCTTGATTACATGATGGAGCTTAGCGATAATATTAAACTATGGGTACATGGTCATACACATGATGAGTTTGATTATACAATTGGAATAACCCGTGTTGTGTGTAACCCTCGTGGATATCCACGAGAAAATCAGCACGGTTCTTTTAAATTAAAATATGTGGAGGTATAAGTGAAGATTAAATTAGATATTAAAGAGATACCTGACGAAGTTTATAACGCTCTTCTTATGGAGTTTGTTAAGAAGGCAATCATTGAAGGTATTGATGTACCGCGAGGAGCTAAGGTCGAGGATTGGAATTTAACTGCGGAATTATTAATTCCAACGGTGCATTAATGTATTCCTACATCTTAGTCATAAGTATGCTGGTTCATGGAACACCGAAAGAGATAGGTAGAGAGCCATGTTACGATCTACATGCTTGTAATGTAAGAGCTGATGAGATCGAGCATGATTACGGATCCAAAGGCATATATAATGTTATCATCGAATGTAGACGTGAGATGAAATGAACCACTTCATTGAAAGCTTCATAGATGTTGGTAGTGGTTTCCTTTTGTCACTGCTCATACAGATAATCATATTCCCATGGTTCGGATTACACCCAACTATTTGGGACAGTATGGGCATCACGTTGATATTCACAGCGGTCAGCATCATTAGGTCTGCGCTGTGGAGACATTATTTTAGGAGAAGCAAATGAATGAATATCGAATAAAAACATTTAAGTCGAGACTTAATAAATTAGGTATAGATGTAACCTTTGCGGCCAATTACCCTTGGATTTATTTTGATACAATTAATGGTAAAAAAGTTACAGGAACATTTCATGCTGATCATGGCTGGACTGCATTTTTTAGTCCTGTTGAAATACAGGGCAAAGTTAAATTTAGTGATAGACGAGAAGTATTTAAAAAGGTAAGGAGCATGCTATGAAAATTTATATGAATAAACCAAAAGATAGTTGGATCTCTCCATATGAAATTGTTGAGAAGGTAATCTTTTGGCGTGAGATTGACTATGACGAACCATTAGTTGAAAACATAATCAAGTACACAAAACTTGGTTGGTTCTGCTCAGTCTTATTTGATATTAGACGTATCTTTGAACGAGATATTCAGTATATTAAAATAGACAAATGGGATACATGGTCGATGGATAGCACTCTTACACCTATTATCTTGCCTATGCTTAAGCAACTTAAGAAGGACAAGCATGGTGCACCACATGTTGATAACAAAGATGTTCCTACAAACTTAAGAGATAAACGTAAAGTACAATCAAAGAATGGTGAGACGGACAAGAATTATTTTAAACGCTGGGACTATGTGATGGATCAGATGATATGGTCATTTACAGAGTTAAGTAAAGAAGATTGGGCTGCACCATTCTGGACAGGTAAAGTAGATCAAAAATGGGTTAAATTACCTAACGGTAACGTTGAAATAAAAAAGGGTCCTAAGCACACATTGAAGTTCGATAAGAAGGCTCATGATAAACATTGGGCTCGTATTCAAAATGGATTAAACCTTTTTGGAAAATACTATACCGCATTATGGGATTAGAAGAATTATGGAGTCAACTCTATGAATTCTATGGAGAACGACTAGCACACCCTGATGTAGAGCCACGCAGATTTGCTTGGCAGCTTAAGATTTTTAAACACGTAAAAAAGATAAATAATAATGGACAAAATCCAACTCAATAAACTCCCACAAGGAAAAGCAATGGAATTCAAACAAAAAGACGAAGTGATCGTCGTCGATGAAAAGATCACCACAGTATTTGAGGCAAAACAAGTCAAGACTGAAACAGTGAATGACTATCCATGTGGTCCCAAAGACGCAGTATGTAGCAAACGCTGGCTGGAATCACTTTCAGACTGCGCTTAATAGTACGATATAACCTATAGTAATCGCTGTCCTGGGCGCTCCCGGGCACACCCAAATAAAAGCCCAATGTAATCAAAGACTTATATATTATGCAAGTTATTGATCCATATAGACAATTTAATTTTAGCTGGCCTATGTACATTAATTCATCAGTTTGGTATAATGGTTCTATATTAATAAGGAGAGAGATTAATGCAAAAAGTAATAGTAAGTCAATTTGGTGAAAAGTACTTAGTCCCAGCAGAACATGCTGCTAAGTTCAACCGTAGAACAGAACTTGTAATCTTTGCAATGGATATCGAAAAGGCCATCGCTTCAGTTCAAGAACCTTCAAACCTCAAAAAAGTCCTAAGAGAAACGATGGAACAAATCCGTCGTCTTAATCGTAGGATCCCTGCTGGTTGTGCGGAGGTGTTAAGATGAGAACATCTAAAAGCTATGTAATGACAGTCGATGTCAATTCAGTTGCTGATATGGAAAAGCTAAACATCATCAAGCAAGCTGTAGCAATCACAAACGAAAATCGTACTAATAAGAAACGCGTTGTGCTTCGTGGTCGTAAACCACTAGTTAAGATGCCTACACCATCTGGTTATTACCATCGCGGTTCATTCAATCCAGTTTCATACGATTGGGCTGGTAACATCGTGGGCGGTATCAAGAACGCAACTAAACTTGATGTCTACATCTATAGGAGATAACATGTCAGTCACACAAGTAAACAACGCAAAAGTAATCACAGAATTCGTAGACGATCACTCAGGCTTTTTCACTGATGATGTCATAGATATGATAAACGAAAGACTCACTGAAATATTCAACGATGAAGGCATCAGTGACTATGACGTTCAAGTAGAGATAGCCGATGCACTTATGAAACGTATTGGTCAAAATTTACAACTTACACCTGAAGAGTGGATTTAATGGAAGTATTTGATATATTAGAGGATCTTGCTGCTAACGCTTCGCGTAACTATAAGATCGCAAAGCTTGAAGAGCATAAGGACAATCAAGTCCTACGCGAAGTGGTTCGATTAGCATTAGATCCGTTTACACAGTTCTACATTAGAAAGATTCCAAAGTATGAGGCGACTGGGAGTGGATGCCTTATGCAAGCAATGGATCAACTGTTTGAGTTAAGCAGTAGGGCCGTAACTGGTCATGCTGCAATAGAACACCTCACACAGGTCCTTACTTCACTCTCTCCGAAAAATGCCATGGTACTTGAACGTATCATAGCTAAGGACCTGCGATGCGGTGTATCTACTGCTACAGCCAATGATGTTTGGCTTGGATTAGTCGTTGACTATCCATGTATGTTAGCATCCCAATATGAACAGAAGCTGGTTGATAAGATGAAATGGCCAGCATACGTACAGTTAAAACTCGACGGCATGAGGTTTAATGCCGTCGTTCGCGATGGTCAATGTGAATTCAAGTCTCGCAACGGTAAGACGATCGACTTGTTAGGTAACCTTGAACAAGAGTTTATAGATAAGTCAAATGGACGTGATTGTGTATTTGATGGTGAGTTACTCGTATACGACGATAGTGGCTTTCCATTAAACAGACAAACAGGAAATGGTATCCTTAACAAAGCGTTAAAGGGTACGATATCAGCAGCTGAAGCAGCTATGGTTAGAGCCACGGTGTGGGATTATATTCCTTATGCATACTTCATAGATGGTGAATGTCCTGTAGAATATGAATATAGGATGGATGAGTTATATCCACCATCTGAAAAGATATCAATAGTGCCTAACTTCATAGTCAATAACATTGAGGAAGCACAAGCTAAGTTTAAAGAGTACTACGATATCGGTGAGGAAGGTATTATCCTCAAGGATCCAAAAGCATTTTGGGAAAATAAAAGATCTAAGTCTTTGATTAAGTTCAAAGGTGAATTAGAATGTGATTTAAAGATCGTCGATGTTGAAGACGGCACAGGAAAGTATGAAGGTATGTTAGGAGCCCTCGTCTGTGAATCAGAGGATGGCATTATTAAAGTTAAAGTAGGGAGTGGATTTAACGATGAAGATCGCAAGAAGATTAAAAAGCAAGATGTCCTCGGTAAGGTGGTGGCTATCAAGTACAACGCTCGTATTAGGAGTAAACACGAAGATGAGAGTTTATTCCTCCCAATCTTTGTGGAGATCCGTGAGGACAAAGATAAAGCAGATTCGTCTGGGGGTATAAAATGATTTTAGAACATGATTTTTTAGACCAACCACCAAAACATAAAACACTTTGGAGGTTATGGGCAAAAGCATTAGGTGAGAAAGCATCTGAGTGTGATGATGAAGCAGATAGTGTGGCGTTATTTAGGACTATCATAGCAGTCATTAATCTTATCACATGTATATTCATCATAGCAGGTATATTGAGGCATTGGTAGCATAAATATAAAACCTACTTCAATAAGGAGCGATCATGAAATATCTGACGCTTTTACTATTGCCTTTGGTTGTATATGCAGCTGAGGCGCCTGATGAATATTTGGTCTATCAATACAATGAGAATGTACGAATCGTCTTATCAAATAATGAGTGTCCTAAACAATATGGTGGTAAGAGAGCTGCAGCACAAAGGATTGACAAGCATTATCTTAAAGGATGCTGGATTAATGACCAAACCATCAAGGGTAACATCAAGATCCAATGGATTGGTGGAGATTCATCTACATTCCCTGCCACAAACTTCTATCCCGTCAAGGAATAAGTGTACATTAAATAACTTTGGTGGTATAATTATATCATGAGTAGATTCTATACAAACGTAGTCAAGTACGGTAATTCTCTATTGCTCCGTTATGTCAATAACGGTCAAGCATTCAAGAGTAAAGTGCCTTACCGTCCCACATTATTCGTACCTAAAAAAGATGGTGATTCTGATTGGCATACATTGGAAGGCACACCAGTGTCTCCTGTTAAGTTCGAATCCATCAAAGAAGGCATGGAATATGTAGAACGCTATAAAGACGTGGAAGGCTTTACATTCCATGGTCAAACGCAATTCCAATACCAATACATCACAGAGACTTATCCTAAGACCATAAACTGGGATAAGGATATGATCAAGCTATTCTCAATCGACATCGAGACTGCAACTGAGAATGGTTTTCCAAACGTATCTGAAGCAAACGAAGAAGTATTGCTTATCACTATTAAAGATAACCATCACAAACAGATCGTAACTTTTGGTTCTCGTCCATACATGACTGATCGTAAGGATGTAAAGTATATGCACTGTAAAGATGAATCAGACTTACTCAAGATGTTCGTCGTATTTTGGTCTAACAACTATCCTGATGTGGTCACTGGTTGGAACATCAATGCATTCGATATACCATACCTTGTCAACCGGATCCGTCTTGTACTAGGTGATGAATATGTCAAACGTATGTCTCCATGGGGTATAGTTAACGATAAGAAAGCTTATGTGGGTGGTGGTACATCGATCCAATCATATAACTTTGTAGGTATATCAGTCTTAGATTACCTCGACCTATATAAGAAGTTTACCTATACAAACCAAGAATCATATAAGCTTGACTATATCGCAAGCGTAGAACTCGGCAAGAAGAAGCTTGAGAATCCTGAGGATAACTTCAAAGACTTCTACACTGATCATTGGAAAACATTCGTAGATTATAACATCCACGATACTGAACTCGTAGATGAACTCGAAGATAAGATGAAGCTCATTGAACTTGTCTATACTCTAGCTTATAGCTCTAAGATCAACTATGAGGATGTATTCTCTCCTGTACGGATGTGGGACTGCATCATATTCAATTACCTGTATGAACGTAACATCACGATCCCTCTCAAAGAGGATAATGGCAAGTCAGAGGTATTTGAAGGTGCTTATGTTAAGGATCCACTCGTTGGTCCTCATAAATGGGTTGCATCATTCGACTTGAACTCACTGTATCCACACCTTATCATGCAGTATAACATGTCACCTGAAACATTAACTGATACTCGTATCGATATAAACGTGGATAAACTATTAGCTAAAACGCCGATGAATGTACCAGTCGGTCTATCAACATCAGGTAATGGTTGGTGCTACACAAAAGATAAGAAAGGTTTCTTACCAGCACTGATGGAAGAGATGTACAACAACCGTTCTAAGTTTAAGAAGCAGATGTTAAAAGCTGAACAAGAGTACGAACATAACAAAGATCCACAGTTGGTCAAAGACATCTCACGTCTCAAGAACCTACAGATGGCCATGAAGATCGCATTGAACTCAGCTTACGGTGCGATCGGTAATAAGTACTTTAGATACTATGATCTACGTATCGCAGAAGGCATCACACTGTCAGGTCAACTAAGTATTCGATGGATGGCTAACAAGCTTAATCAGTTTATGAACAAGACACTCAAGACTGATGACAAAGACTATGTGATCGCTATCGACACCGATTCGATCTATCTATCACTCGAAGATCTAGTTGAGAAGGTGTGTGCAGGTAAAACACCTGAAGATAAGATTAAGTTTATGGATAAGACATGTGAACAGGTTATCCAACCATTCATTGATGGTGGGTATCAAGAACTCGCAGAGTACATGAATGCCTATGCACAAAAGATGTCGATGAAACGCGAAGTGTTGGCTGATAAGGCAATATGGGTTGCCAAGAAACGATATGTGTTAAACGTACATAATTCCGAAGGAGTACAATATGCGAAACCTAAGATTAAAGTTATGGGCCTTGAAATGGTCAAATCGTCGACACCTGCTGTCGTACGCAAGAAACTCAAGGATGCACTTGAGGTCATCTTGCATAAGGACCAAAGTGCACTTCAGACGTTCGTCAAAGAATTCAAGAAGGATTTCCAGAAACTCTCTATCCCTGATGTGTCTTTTCCTAGATCGGTATCTTCCTTAAAAGAATACAGCGGCACACCGATATACAAGAAAGGTACACCTATCCAAGTTCGGGGTGCACTACTGTTTAACCACTACCTCAAGATGAAAGGCTTAACACGTAAGTATGAGCCTATCACTAATGGAAACAAGATCAAGTTTGTGTACCTACGTACACCAAACCCTATCAATGAGAACGTCATCTCGTTTAATAGTGTATTACCATCTGAGTTTGGTCTTGATGACTATATAGATTATGATCTACAGTTCGAGAAGGTATTCCTCGATGCACTAAACATTGTTATTGATCCGTTAGGATGGCATGCTGAAGAGAAAGCTTCTCTTGAGTCTTTCTTTGGTTAGTATCAATGGATGTATAGCTTTAAATCCTGGTACAATTGAAGCTATTAAGGTAGCATCTGAAGTAAAGACAGTGGGTGATGGATTATCATCAGTGTCTACAGGTAAGACATTGACTGACCATGCAATAAGTAAGATAGTAGATAAAGATTGTAGTACGTTTCACATGTTTCAACATAAGAATTTTTGTAGAGTAAAGGTAAAATATGAAGTGCGAAATATGCAAAAAAGAAGTAGACAAGAATTGTCAGTGGAAGCCGTGCAAATTATTAATTCACTTAAAGAAAAGAAAGGCAAGTAAATGAGTTACAACTGGGCAAAAGATATGAGTGAGATGCACCATAAGTTTGGTGTAAAAGAAGTAGTGCAAAAGATGGATGCTAATAAGTTAGCAGAGTTCCTTGAGTTCCGCATCAAGTGTTTACAAGAAGAACTTGATGAACTTAAAGCAGCAAAGAACGGTGATGATGCGGTGGATGCATTGATCGACTTATCTGTGTTTGCTATAGGCACATTGGATTTATTTGATGTACATGCTAATATGGCATGGGATAAAGTGTATACAGCAAATATTACTAAGGAGGTCGGTATTAAAGCATCAAGACCAAACCCACTAGGTTTACCGGATCTTATTAAGCCTGAAGGCTGGGTTGCACCTACTCATGTTGGTAACATCGGATTATTTGAAAAGATCTACGATTGAAATTTAATAGATCAAAACTAGACCAGCAATTATTATTAGCTCGAGCTGAGGCAGAGGCTAGTAAGATAGTTGTTAAAGACAAGACTGGTAGAAACTACCAACAGATCCTTGAAGCATGCTTATACGGTCAAGCAGCAGAGGTATACCTACTATCGATAGGATACATCGATGATACTAGACCATATAAAGATCTATTTGAACCCGATGATACGCCTATTGAGGTTAAAGTTACACAACATATAGGCAATGTACCATACATATTAGATAGGTGTGCAGAACGTATACAAGAGTCATGGAGGACGCATCCTACTCGTGTCTATATATGGATCAATGACAAAGAATCAGATGACTATGAATTGAATGGGATCTATGATTGGAATGGTAGAGGTTGGGTTAAAAAATAATTTTACTTTATATATTAATTGTGGTATTATGTATCTATAACATGGGAGTTATATTATGAAACAGTATTCAAGACCGTCAGCAAACATCTTATTAGAAGCTGCTGATATCCAAGAAAAGAAAGGCAATGACTATAACAATGCCTCAAGTCGTGTGCAACAAGCCGACTACTATGAGCATGGTGTATGGACATTGCTTGACATCATCAAAGCAAAATACCTTCGAATGGTATCTGTATTAGAAGCACAAGAAGCCGGTGGTAAACCTAACTATGAATCAGTTGAAGACTCTGCTCTTGACATGATCAACTATGCATCCTTTGTGGTAGCATACCTTAGACATCAAGTTCCTGGTCAAACCAAAGATCGAGACATCTTTAATAAGAAGGTGACAAAATGAGTACAGTCTATGGTGTAAGTAATATCAGAAACATCTTTAAAGAGAAGTTAAAGATGGGCGACTTCGTTACTGATAAGACTGGTGTCAAGACAGTTGAGATCATAAACGCAGCATTCTTTGCTAATGAACCATCAATCTTTGGTACAGTCAATCATGACTATGTAGAAAGAGAATTAGAA